TGTTCGGCAAGGACCACGTCCGCCCGAACGGCGACATCGAGCGCGGGATCGGGTCGCCCTTTTCCCGGCTCGGCGCGGCGCACAAGGCGCACCACGCCGCGCTCGAGGAACTGATCGCCGCCGAGGCCGCCCACAAGCAGGCCTACGAGATGGCGATGGCCGCGTTCGCCCGGCTCGAGACCGCGCTCGACCGAGTCGACGAGACCGACCCGCACCAGGAGCCGGCCGACCCGGAGCCCGAGGCGGAAGCCGAGACCGAGGCGCCGAAGCCGCGCCCGAAAGCAAAAGGAAGACGCCGTGGTTGACACCGTCCTCGATCCGATCCGCATGCCGATCATCACGCTCTCGCAGGCCGAGCTCGACGAGATCGAGACCGCGATGAGCGCCGGCCAGCTGCCGGCCGACTTCCTCGACCGCTACTATGCGGCGGTGCAGGAGAACGTGTTCGGCCGGGACCACAAGACCGACCGGCAGGGAAATCCGATCGAGCAGGGCATCGGCTCGTCCGGCAACCAGACGCGCAACTCGATCAACGCCTACAAGAAGTACGGCAAGTACGAGGCCGACTTCACGCCGGAGAAGTTCGCCGCCGACGTCAAGCGCATGGAGGCCGAGCTCGCCGTGTGCAACGAGGCGCGCGAGGCCGCCGGCAACGGCCGGCGAGGCCGCCGCCCGGGAGCACGGCGATGACGGCCAGGGACAACCACGACGCATCGGTCAAGGCCGCCTCCAAGTCGGCGACCGCGACGCTCACCGTGAACGAGGCGACCCGGCAGACCACGATCGACGCCAAACTCTCGGTGGTCGGCTACAATCTGCAGACCGGCAACAACGCCAACCTGCTCGCTGCGGTCAAGTCGGCCAACGACGCCAAGGTCGCCGCCGACTCGGCGGCCGAGCAGGCCAAGCAGGCCGCCATCATGGTGGCGCGCGACACGCTGCGCGACACCGGCGACCGGGGTCCGTTCTGATGGCCCGCCGCCCCGCCATAGGCATGTCGGTGCCGGGCGCCTCGAACCTGATGGAGGCGCCGGCGCTCGCCGACCAGGTCGCCGGCGAGACCGAGGAGCAGCGCCGCAAGCGGCTCGCCGCCATGCAGGCCAACCGACAGTTGCCGGCCGGGATCTCGTCGCTCGCGCCTGACTACGGGGCGGCACTGTCGATGAGCTGAGACCATGGCCACTCAGCGCAACTTCCGCATCATCTCGACCGACGAGCAGGAAACCGTCGCCAAGACGCTCAAGATCTTCTACGAGCTCGTCACCTATCGCAACGTCCATGCCGGGCAGTGGGAGGAGGCGGCGAGCCTGATCGACGTCGACTCGCGCAACACCTTCATGTACGGCTCGTACAATTTCCCGGGCCAGAAGCGCGCGCAGTACCAGGTCGACGCCTCCGGCATGCTGGCGCTGCAGCAGTTCTGCGCCATCGCCGACTCGATGATCACGCCGAAGAACCGGCTGTGGCACGGGCTCGAGACCGACAAGTACCTGATGAAGCAGCCGGGCGTGCGCAAGTTCTACGAGGACCTGCGCGACGTCGTGTTCGACTACCGCTACCGCACCGACGGCAATTTCCACGGGCAGAACTACCGGATCTGGAAGTCGCTCGGCGCCTACGGCAACTCGATCATGTTCGTCGATGCGCTCGACCGGCGCTGGCACGGCGGCAAGCCCGGCCTGCGTTACAAGGCGGTGCCGCTCGGCGAGTGCTTCTTCGCCGACAACCACCAGGGCATCGTCACGACGCTGGTGCGCTGGTTCCGGCTCACCGCACAGCAGGCGTGCGAAAAGTTCTACGGCGAGGAATGGTTGCCGCCGCAACTGCACGCCGCGTTCGAGCAGAACCTGCAGACGCCGTTCCAGTTCCTCCATTGCGTCAAGCCGCGCGACGAGGACGAGTACGACCCCGAGCGGCTCGACGAGCGCGGCCTGCCGTTCGAGTCCTACTACGTGTCGATCGACGGCAAATGCCTGATGCCGATCGACGCCTCGGGCCGGATGGAAGGCGGCTACCGCGTTTTTCCGTACGCGGTCTCCCGCTACGACCAGATGCCGGGCGAGATGTATGGGCGAGGCCCCACCCAACTCGTGCTGCCGGGGCTGAAGACGCTCAACGCGCAGAAGACCACCTACCTCAAGGTCGGCCATCGCGCCGCTGACCCGATCTGGCTCGGGCCGGATGACGGCGTGATCGACTTCAACTCGCTGCCCGGAGCGTGGAACTCGGGCGGCGTGACGCCGGACGGCAAGCCGCTAGTGCATGCGCTCACCGGCGGCAACCCGATGATCTCCGAGAAGATGATGCTCGAGGAGCGCGGGCTGATCGAGAACATGTTCTTGACGCCGCTGTTCAAGACCCTGATGGCGAACCCGAACATGACGGCGACTCAAGTGGTCGAGCTCATCAACGAGCGCGCCATGCTGGTCGCCCCGACGCTCGGCCGGCAGCATTCGGAATACGCCGGCGGGCTGGTGCCGCGGGAGATCTCGCTGCTCGCGCAGCTGCGGGTGCCGGACCTGCCGCAGGTCCCGCCGGTGCTGCGCGAGGCGGGCTTCCTGCATTTCGAGGTGACCGACACCTCGCCGCTCGCCGCGCAGGCCAAGGCGAGCCAGGCGGCGGGCGGCCTGCGCACGCTCGACATCGCCAACAACGTGGCGAACATGTCGGGCGATACCTCGGTCTACGACTACTTCGCGTTCGACCGGATGATGCCGGACATCGCGGTGATGAACGAGATGCCGTCGGCGTGGATGTCGACTCCGGACGAGGTCGCGGCGAGGCGCAAGAACCGCGCCGCGCAGGTCCAGCGCGAGCAGGCGATCCAGGAACTTCCCGCCAAGGCCGCGATGGTGAAGGCGCAGGCGGTGGCCTCGAAGGCGCAGCCGCTCGCCGCGACGCCGGGACCGCAGGGAGTGCCGTTCCAATGAGGCTCGCCGACAAGCACGCCGACGAGATCCGCGCGATGTGGCAGTCGCGCGCACTGCGTGAATCGGCCGGCAAATTGCGCAAGGTGGTGATCTGCGCACTCGCCAAGGAATATCCGGGCGCGATGGTGACACTCTTGCACGTGACGTTTCCGGGCTTCATCGACATCGACCGGCCGATGTTCGTCTCCTACGCGCATGTCGGGCTCGACGGCGCCGTGATGGCCGACATGGTCGACCGCGACGGCAAGAAAAGCGCGATGCGGGTCTACGAATCGGAGGAGCGCTTCATCTACGCGATGCGCAAGCTCGCCGACGGGCTCAAGCTCGCCGACCGGGATCGCATCGAGATGTTCACGGTGCTGCAGAAGTGGGTCGCGTCCGACGCCCGCGTCGGCATCCACGGCCAGAGGCTCGCCTCATGAGCCTCGTCGAACGCGCGGTGAAGACGCTCGGGCTGCGGCAGAAGTCGTATCAGAACCTGTTCGCCGAAGGCGGCCCGAACCACCATGTGCTCGTCGAGCTCGCGCTCTACAGCAACGCCTACGACGCCGACCCGGACGACATCAACCGCGACCGGCTGATGATGATGCACGGCCGCCGGCAGATGTTCTTCCACATCGTCAACCATCTCAAGCTCTCGCCGAACGAGCTTGAGGGTCTCTATCTTTCGATCGCCGCGCGCCAGGCCGCGCGATTCCCGGCAATGCAAGGAGAAGACTGATGGCCGATCCCGCACCTGCACCCGCCCCGGCTCCGGCGCCTGCACCTGCCCCCGCGCCAGCCCCGGCACCCGCCGGGCCCTGGTACGGCGACAAGATCGACGAGGTCACGCGCGGCTTCTGGTCGAACAAGGGCATCGACCCGAGCGACCCGATCCAGGTCGCGACCAAGCTGACCGACTTCTACCGGCAGGCCGAGCAGCGCATCGGCGCCCCGCCGGAGGAACTGCTGCGCATTCCGCGGCCGAACGCGCCGGAGACCGACATCCGCGCCTACTGGAACAAGATCGGCGTGCCGGCCGAGGCGAAGGATTACGACCTCTCGACGGTCAAGACATCCGACGGCAAGGAACTCAATCCGGCATTCGCCGACATGATGCGCGCCGCCGCGCATGAGGCCCGCATACCGAAGGATCGTTTTTCGGCTTTCGTCGCTCGCCTTGTGAAACACGAGGAAGCGAACGATGCGACCGAGCTCGCCGAGAAGACGCGCTATGTCAACGAGCAGAAGACCGAGCTCAAGAAGAACTGGGGCCAGAACCACGACTACAACATGCAGATCGCGCACCGGGCGCTGCAGGATCTAGGCAAGGCGGCGGGCCTGACCGACGAGCAGAGCAAGCGGGCCTGGGACGCGCTCTCCGAGATCGGCGGCATTGACGCATCGCTGGCGTTCGAGATGCTGCGCAACATCGGCGCCCGCATGGGAGAGCCGAGCGGCATCATCCGCAACGATGGTCCGAGCGGAGACAGCAAGGTCATGTCGCGGGCAGAGGCGAAGGCCCGCATCGACGAGCTCAAGTCCGACAAGGCGTTCTACAAGCGCCTCGTGCTCGACAAGGAGGCCGCCGCCAACCGCGAGTGGACCGATCTGCACAAGATCGCATTCGGCCGCGCCGCATGAGGTGACGCCATGATCGACCGCAAATACTCATTGACCGAAATCGACGCCATGCGCGATGCCATTGGCTATCTGCGGCTCTCTCGGTTCATGTTCATGGATCAGGTCAAAAGCAGCGCACTCATCGAAGAACAGTTGCGTACCTACATGATGGCGGGAATCGCGCCGGAAGAATTGATCGAGGCAGGGAAAAAGGCCGAAGCGGATTTTCTGGCGCGCCAGGTCCAAAAGACAGCATGGAGGTGATGCCATGCCTTCGTCCGAGGTGATGCACAAGTTCTCCTCCGGTCGGCTGCGCAGTTCGAGCGGCCAGAAGGTCACGAACCGCAAGCAGGCCATCGCGATCATGCTGAGCGAGAAGCGCAACGAGCAGGCGCACGGCGGCACATATAAGGAAGGTGGCCGCATGAAATCGATGAGGAAGAAGTGAGCGCAGAGCACCTGTTCAATACCGCGATCCTGACGATGCGAGCAGGTCGCCGGCACGAGGCCGCGCGGCTCGCCTGGGAGGTGCTGCGCATGCAGCCGAAGCATGCGGACGCCTGGGCGATGCGGGCCATGGTCGAGGCGTCGGAGGGACGCTACGAGAATGCCATGCTGCACCATGGATTCGCCACGCAGGCGGCGCCCGGCCGGCACGATCTGTGGATCAACCGCGGCATCGACGCGATGAACGCCAAGATGCACAAGGAATCGGAGGAGAGCTTCCAGCGCGCGCTTTCGCTCGAGCGTTCGTTCAACGCGCATTTCAACTACGGCAACCTGCTCGCCTCGCTGATGCGCCTCGACGAGGCGGTCTTCCAGTATCGCAACGCGATCTCGTTCGACCTCGGCCATCCGCAGGCGCACACCAATCTCGGCACCGTGCTGATCGGACAGGGGTTCTGGCAGGACGGCTTTTACGAGTACCGCAACCGGATCAACTCGCCCGGCTTCCCGCCGCCGTCGCGCATGCCGTATCCGCAATGGCGCGGCGAGCCGCTCGACGGCAAGACGATCCTCGTCTATGCCGAGCAGGGCTTCGGCGACGAGATCATGAGCCTGCGGTTCTCGCCGCGACGGCTCGATGGCGCCGATGCGGTCAGGACCATATTGGCCGTCCGGCCGCCGATGTTCCGGCTCGCGCGCGCCGCCGACCTCGCCGATCACGTGATCCTGCTCTACGACAATCCGCCGGTCGAGCCGGACTATCAGGCATCGCTGCTCGACATGCCGGCCTATGTCGATGTGGCGCCGGACACGGTGCCGCACAGGAAAGCCTATCTGCGGTGTCCCGAGCGCGGCTTCCGCCTCGAGATGCCGCCCGGCCTCAATGTCGGCATCTGCTGGGCGTCCGGCATGCGCGACCTGCAGCCGGAGGTCGCCGAGACCGCGCGGCAGAAATCGCTCTCGCTCGCGCAACTCGCCGGCCCGCTCGCCCGCCCCGGCGTCAACCTGTTCTCGCTGCAGCAGACGCACAACGACGACCTGCGCGTCTTCAACGTGCGCGACCTCATGGGCGGCGTGACCGACTTCGCCGATACCGCCTTCATCATCGATCACCTCGACCTGATCATCACGGTCGACACCTCGGTCGCCCACCTCGCCGGCGCCATGGGCAAGCCGGTGTGGAACCTGGTCCGGTTCGACGCGGTGTGGCCGTGGATGCAGGAGACGCACCGGACCTGCTGGTACGACTCGATGACGCTCTACCGGCAGAACAAGCCGTTCGACTGGGTGACGCCGCTCAAGCGGCTGGCGATCGACTTCGGCGAGTTCCTCGACGCCCACCAGGCCAAGGCCGCATGACGCTGCATCTGCCCATCGTCGAGGTCGAGCCGGCTGAGATCGACTGGCACGGCCTGCCGCGGCGCTTCACCAACCCGGGCGAGATCGAGATCCTGATCACCATGCTGCGCCAGGTGCGGCCGCGCCGCATGGCCGAGTTCGGGGTGAACGAGGGCCGCACCGCCCGACTGATCCTGGAGAACGTCCCCGGCATCACAGAATACCTCGGGTTCGACGTCGACCGGGATTACACGCCGGGCAAGGCGTTCCAGCGGTTCGAGATCCCCGACGAGCCGGGGCGCTACGCGCTCGGCGACCCGCGGTTCCGGCTGAGCGTCACCCCCAAGGGCACGCGCGACTTCACCCACCGCAGGCTGGGCAAGCTCGACGCCGTGTTCATCGACGGCGACCACAGCCGCGAGACGGTCGAGCACGACAGCCGGCTCGCCTATGCGGCGGTGCGGCCCGGCGGGCTGATCATCTGGCACGACTACCACGACCTCGGCACGGTCGACGTGCGCGACGTCCTGCACGAGCTCGCCGCCCGCGGGCATGCGATCCGCAGCGTCAGCGGCACCTGGCTCGCCTACGAGGTGGGGTGCGTTGCTGGCGAAACCCGGCCGGCGCATTTTCCCGCCGGCGTGATCGACGGAGCCCCGCAAGGACAAGCCCCGCGATCCAATACGGCCCCTTAGCCGGACAAGCCGTTCAACCGACCGCAAAGGCCCCGGGTCGCCCCGGACAAGTCCATAGGTCCCGCAATCCTCATCGCAGGGGAGACCTATGGCTATTCCCTATCCAACCGCCGACTACGGGCTGTTGCCCGACTTCACGGCACAGTACTCGAGCAACATCGAGCTGCTGCTGCAGCAGGAAAAGTCGGTCCTGCGCGACCACGTCACCGTGCACGGCGGCCTCGTCGGCAAGATGGCGGCGCCGGTCACGCAGTACTCGTCGATCACGATGAAGCAGCCCGCCGGCCGCTTCTCGCCGCTCAACCACACCAATCCGTACTCGATCCGGCCGTGGATGCTTCCGCAGCCCGGCGAGCTCGTCGAGCTCATCGACGACTACGACCGGCTCCAGACCATCGTCGACCCGACCTCGGCCTACATGCAGGCCGCGACCGCCGCGACCAACCGCTACTACGACGACGGCATCATCACGGCGACCACCGGCACCCGGCAGATCGGCACCGACATCGGCAACCTGACGCCGGACGCGTTCTCGACCACGCTGTTCCAGATCGCGTCGACCTTCGGGTCGTCCTCGGCGTCGGGCCTGACCGTCGCCAAGCTGATCGAGGCGCGGCGCATCCTCGAGCACTACCACAACGACCTCGAGCGCGATCCGCCCTGCGTGGTGATCGGCTCGCAGCAGCACGCGGACCTGCTCAACCAGACCACGGTCGTGTCGACCGAGTTCAACGAGCGCCCGGTGCTCGTCGAGGGCAAGGTCCGGCGTTTCCTCGGCTTCGACATCGCGGTCTCCGAGCGCCTGTCGGTCTCGTCGAACGTCCGCACCGTCCTGGTGTTCGTCCGCTCCGGCATGGCGCTCGGGCTGTGGAAGGACATGGAGAGCTTCATCGACCAGCGCGTCGATCTCTCCGGCCGCCCCTGGCAGCTCACCATGCGCACCATGTTCGGCCCGGTGCGCACACAGAACGGCAAGGTCGTCTCGATCCTCTGCTCGGACACGAGCGGCCAGGACATCACTCCTTGATGGGCATCGCAGAATGAGCGGCCTTCCACTTCTCAACGTATGCGATGACCGCAGGAAGATCAGCGGCTTCGATGTAGCTGACAGCAACGTTATGCCGTCCGCACAAAAGGCCTCGAGTTTTCCCCGTGATGTGATCGTGATCGACGTGAAGGCGTCGGTTCCCAGCAGTACCTGCGCCACAGATGGCGCAGCCATTCGATTGAGAGATCAGCATCGCGTCGTACTCCTCGATCGTGAGGCCGTACGTTCTCAGCAATTCCTTCCTGCGGTTGACGGTCTTTCTCGCTTCGGATCGCTCATACCGATGAAAGTAGGCGCGGCCTTTTTCTGTGAGCCGATATCGTCTCATGTACTCGGCTTTTTGGGCGCGCCGTTCCGGCGTCTCCGCGACCTTTCTCATGGAGCGGTATCGCTTCATGTAGGCCGCCTTCTTCGCTTTCTGCTCTGGGGTCATGGAGTTTCGATAGCACCCATGGCTCGTTACGTCAACCCAACGGCCCCGTAAGGAGCGGCGACCATGGCAAACGATACCGTAAAGTCTCCGTCGATCACCAACCTCGACACGTCGCCGCTCATCATCAACAACGCGGGCGCCGGCAATCCCGGCCGGACGGTCACGGTCGACGACTTCGGGACCGCCACCGTGGCGGGCCTCCAGTCGTCCGGATCGTACTACAAGCTGGTGCGGGTTCCGACCTTCGCGATGATCGAGGAGGTGCAGGTCGCGACCGACGTGTCGCTCAACCTCAACGGCGGGCTGGCGATCGACCTCAACTGGATCTTCTCCGACTCGACGATCGACGGCACGCCGGTCTTCCTGCAGGGGCTCATCCCGACGTCGGCCAACACCGGCGGCACCACCACCATCGCGTCCTACTCGTCGCCGAACAAGATGTACGGCACGTTCAAGCCGACGGCGGGCGCCACCGCGTTCCCGATCACGGACGAGACCCTCAACGGCCTCGGTGCGAACTATTCGTTCACCGGCGGATTTCTGTCGAAGCCGTTGTTCGAGATCTTCGGCTTCACCGACGGCCGCGGCCAGCCATCCGACCCGGGCGGCTACTTCGATCTCCTGGCCTACGTGGCGACCGGCGCCACCACCGGTCAGGCCGGCAACATCTACGCGCGCGTGCGTTATTCGATCTGAGGAGTAGCCGATGGCAGCTCTTTCGGTCTCCATCGCTCACGGTGCGTCCGGCGGCAAGATGTCGGACTTCACCGCGGGCACGCTCGCGCCGAACGCGGGCGACGTCGAGGTGCGTTTCAACACGACCGACACCAACGGCAAGAACGTTCTGAGCCACGAGGTCGTGATGAAGCTCCGCGAGATCATCCGGTTGCTCGAGCAGGGCCGCATGTCGAACGTCAACCCGCTCACGCTGTCGGGCGGTGCCGCGCCGCCGCCGCTGGTGTAAGCCATGGCGACCGGCCAGGAAGGCGTAGCCTTCTCGAACATCTCGGCGACCACGGCCGCCTTTCCGCTCAACGGCGGCAGGTACGCGTGCGTGGTCACCGCGACGTTCGGCGGCGGCTCCGTGAAGTTGCAGACGCTGGCCGGCGATGGCTCGACCTGGATCTCGCTGTCCAGCGCGACGGACTTCACCGTGGCCGGCGTCGGTGCTGCCGATCTGCCGCCGGGGCAATTCCGCTTCACGATCGCGACGGCCACGGCGGTCTACTGTTCCGTGACGCGGGTGCCCTACTGACGACAGGGGTGCGTTGCTGCCTCGGGAGGGGGGCGGCAACGTCACCGCCATGGCCCGGTTCCTTTTTGCCGTCGACATAGCGAACCGTGGTCTCGACCATATCGGTCAGGACCCGATCAGCGAAAGCCTCGGCTTCACCCAGCCGGGCAAGACGGCGGCGCTGTGCGCGCGCGTCTACGACAAGCTGCGCCGCGCCGAGCTCCAGGAGAACGCCTGGCGGTTCGCGCTCAAGAAGGCGGTGCTGCGCCCGATCATCTCGACCACCCTGAAACTGGTGGCCGCGCTGTGGTCGGCCTCGACGACTTACTTCGTCGGCTCGATCGTGAGCGACCAGTACGGCACGATCTGGATCTCCAACACGCCGGACAATCTCAACAACGACCCGCTCAACTCCTCGGCGTGGGACCAGTATTTCGGGCCGATGACCGTGTCGCTGTGGGACACGACGACCACGACGACCAGCGCCGGCTACAATACCGGCGAGCTTGTCTACACGACGCCGGGCGACGGCACCAACCGGGTCTATCTGTCTCTGGTCGACGGCAACACCGACAATCCGGCGACCGCGACCGCATGGGACGCCACGGTGACCTACTTCAAGGACCAGGTCGTCACGCGCTCGGCGGTCGCCTACATGAGCCGGATCGACAACAATCTCAACCAGGATCCGCTCACCACGTTCTTCGCCGACTGGTCGAGCAGCACGACCTACGTGATCGGCAACAAGGTCACCGGATCGGACGGCGTCATCTACACGTCGACCACGAACGGAAACCTCAACCACGATCCGACCACCGATGGCGGCCTGCACTGGTCGAGCGGCGGCGTGCTCTCGCCGTGGGATTCGACATTCGTCGGCGGCACCGGTTCGATCAAGTGGCGGCAGATCGGCGGAACGGAGTTCCCGAGCGGCGTGACCGTGACGACGCTCAACATCGTGTGGCCGGTCGCCTTCGGCCCGCTGTCGAACACGTTCAACCGCAACGTCTTCCGGCTGCCGGCCAACTTCCTGCGCAAGGCGCCGGCCGACTCCAAGGCGGGCTCGTACTCGTTTCTCGGCTCGCCCGGCAATCTCGCGATCGACGATTGGGAGTTCTGGGATCAGTACTTCACGTCATGGTGCTCGACGCCGATCATCTTCACGTTCGTCGCCGACTTCGTCGACGTCGCGCGCATGGACGACATGTTCTGCGAAGGGCTCGGCGCGCGCATCGGGCTCGAGGTGTGCGAGCCGCTCACGCAGTCGACCGCGAAGAAGCAGGCTTGCGCGAGCGAGTACGTGCGCGCCATCGGCATCGCCAAGCGGCAGAACGGCATCCTGATCGGCGCCATCATGCCGCCGCTGGACGACTACATCGCCTGCAGGGTCTGACCGATGCCCGTCGCATCCTGGGCACAGGTCTCGTTCCTCGGTGGCGAATGGTCCGAGACCGCGCAGGGCCGCTTCGACGATCCGGCCTATGAGACGGCGCTCAACGTCTGCCTCAACGGTCTGCCGGTCGAGGCCGGCGCATGGACGCGGCGGCCGGGCACCATGTTCGCGCAGACCACGCGCAACGGCGCGCCGGGCCGGGTGATCGGCTTCAATCACAAGCAGGCGCAGGCGAACACGCTTGAGTTCACCGACAATCATCTGCGCATCCGCCAGGGTCCGACGCTGATCACGCAGAACGATTCGGTGACGGTCACCTCGATCTCGACCGCCAATCCGGCCGTGGCGCTGCTGTCGAATGCGGTCACCTGGTCGATCGGCGATCAGGGATATTTCACGCTGCTGTCCACGTCCTGCCCGCTGTTGCAGAACCGCGTGTTCGCGCTCACCAAGATCGACACGACGCACTTCTCGCTGTCCGATCCGATCACCGGCGCCAACATCGACGGCGCGACACTGGGCGTCTCCGGCCTCGCGGTCGGCACGATGCTCAACCGCATCCTCGACATCTCGTCGCCGTACTCGTCGGGATCGTGGGCGGACCTGCGCGCGGTGCAGACCGACATCAAGCTCGCGAACGGCACGACGCCGGGCATGGTGCTGCTCAATCAGTCGTTCGCCCCCTATGTGCTGCAGGTCGTGACGCCGCCGGGCAACAACACCTACGCGACGTTCTCGCTCGCCGCCGCCAATATCAAGGATGGGCCCTATCTCGATCCGGTGCCGGGCGGGACGCTGGTGACGCCGAGCGCGACGATCGGCATCATCACCATGACGCTGTCGTTCAACGCCTACGACGCGACGCGCGCCTATTCGATCGGCGACTACGTCACGAACGCCGGCAACAATTATAAGTCTCTGGTCGATGCCAACCTCGGCAGCGCGCCTCCATCAGCGAACTGGGTGGCGGTCTCCGGCGCCGACGCGATCGGGCCGAACGGCTTCCAGGGCAGCGACGTCGGCCGACATGTCCGGCTGCTGTCCGAGCCGCTGCTGTACGATCCGGCGCATGCCTATACGGGCGGCGAGCTCGTCACCTACGGCGGCCAGTATCCGCTCTATCAGCAGGCGACCTACTACAAGGCGACTGCGGCGAGCACTGGCGTCTATCCCGGCACCGATGCGACCAAATGGGCGATCGCGCCCAACGCCGCGCGCTGGACCTGGGGCAAGATCACCGGCCTGTCGAACATCATCGACCGCGCGCTGGCCGGCTCGGTGAACATCGGCAACATGACGAGTGGCGGCGGGCTTGCGGCGGCGTTCGATGGCGTGCTGACGCAGTCCGCGGCCGCGAGCGCCGAGGCGATCACGTCGGGAGTGACCGTCTACCTCGGCACCGTCTCGCTGTCCTCCTATGTGGGCAAGAACTACAGCGGCGCATCGAACCAGAAGATCCAGCAGGCCATCGTCTATCCGTCGAGCGATTCGGCGGTCGTGGTCAGCGGCACCTATGATTTCGGGGCCGAATTCCCGACGCGCCCGATCGTCGCCTCCGACTACACGCTGACGACGATCTACAATCTGCGCGCCAAGGCATCGGTTCCGTCGAGTTCGAGCGACGGCACGCTCCTCGGCACCACCGGGACGGTGACGTCGCCTTTCACCTCGCAACAGACCATCGTGTCGGGCGATCAGACGACGGCGTGGGCCTATGTCTGGGTCGAGCAGGTCACCTCCATCCAGTTCGTCAGCCGCGGGCTCTCGATCAGCTATTCGCTCGCGAATGCCGTCGCCGAACTCACCCTGTTCAATCCGACCGGGTCGGGCACGTCGCAGGGCTTCACGCTGCAGGTCATCGGCGACCCGCTGCTCACGACCAACGTGATCCGCGTATGGCGGCTCGGCGCATTCTCGGCGACCACGTCATTCCCGACCGTCGGCACCTATCACGAGGACGGCCGCCTGTGGCTGTCCGGCGCGATTGCCAACCGCATCGACGGCTCGCGCTCGAATGATCCATTCAACTTCGCGCCGACAGATCCCGACGGCTCGGTGCCGGCGAACTCGGCGATCACCTATCGGTTCAACGCCAAGGACATCAACCCTGTCCTGTGGATGGAATCGGACGAGCGCGGCATCCTGTGCGGCACGCAGGGCGCCGAATGGCTGGTCACCGCGACGACGCAGAACCTGCCGCTGTCAGCCACCAACATCCAGGCGCATCCGGTCTCGCGCTACGGCTCGCAGAACGTCGAGCCGAAGCGGGCCGGCGGCGTGCTGGTATTCGTGCAGCGGTTCGGCCGCAAGCTGCTCGAGTTCTTCGCCGACGTGTTCTCCGGCCGACTGACGGCGCCGAACCTTACGCGCAACGCACGGCACCTGACGGAGACGTTCGTCGAGGAGCTTGCCTACCAGGCCGAGCTCGCCCCGATCATCTGGGCGCGCCGTGGCGACGGAGAACTGGTCGGCACGACCTACAAGCGCGAAAATCTCGTCTCTGGGCAGTTGCCGGCCTTTAACGGCTGGCACCGGCATACGCTCGGTTCCAGCCGGACGGTCGAAAGCATCTGCACTGGCCCGTCGACCGACGGCAATCTCGATGCGCTGACGATGGTCACGAACGACGCGAGCGGCGTGCGTCACGTCGAGATCATGACCAACATCTGGGAGGAAGGCAGCAACCTCACCACGGCCTGGTTCCTCGACGATGCGGTGACGCCGGCATCGTTCACGATCAACGTCGGCACGCAGAGGCTGACGATCAACGGGCTCTGGCATCTCAATGCCAAGACCGTGACGGCATTCGTGGCCGGCGTGGATGCCGGCGATTACGTCGTGACCAACGGCTCGATCACGGTGCCGATCGACGGCACGGCGCACTCGGCGAACGGCACCTCGCCGCTTACGGTGGCGTCTGGCCTGCTCACCACCTCGTCGGTGATCGTGGTGGGCTTCACCTACAACTCGGACGCTCAATTGTTGCGCGGAGGCCCGCAGAAGGATTCCGGCGCCGCAACCGGCCCGGCGGCCGGCAAGGTCGCGCGCATCCATCAGTTCGCGGCGCTGCTGATCGATACCTGCGGCGGCATCTATGCGTCGGGCGGCAGCGGCCCGACATGGACCTATTCCCCGGCCGGCATCGCGTTCGGCAGCGATTTCAACGATCTCGATCCGCTGCTCAAGAATGCCGACACGACGCAGGTTGCGGAGGCGACGCTGGTCAATGCGGTGGTGTGGGCGCCGTTCAAGAACCCCTACACGTTCGACGAGGGCCAGCCGTGCTGGCGGATCGCGCGCCCTTATCCGGCGACGATCGGCTGGTTCTCGGCCTACCAGATGACGCAAGACAGGTGATGCCATGGCAGAGGAAAAAGGCGGCCTCTTTGGTTTCGGCGGCAAGATAAGCGGCAGCACGTTCTCGAGCATCGGCGGAGCGGTCAACGACATCTT